ATGCAATGGCTGGCAAACGCAAAGCGCCCTCCCGCAAAGGATCTTTTAAGCGTCGTCGTGTCACTCGTAGTTCTGGCTCTTCTCGTAAGGCTAGGCCTTCTGCCCTCCGGCGTGTTGCAGCAGGAGTGCAACGTCTCACTCGCATGATCGAAACTAAGGAGACAGCACAGACTCAGACTGTAGCTACTGCTCTTCCTCATAACAATGTCGCTCTAATGAGCATCAATCCTTTCATTACTACGCAAGGAACTGGAGATCAGATGTCTGGAACTGGCAATCGCATTGGAGACAGTATCTCTGTGCGCGGATTGCTAATCAAGGGCTTCCTGGAAAATTCGCTGAGTCGTTCCCACGTTCACTATCGAATCTGGCTTCTTCGCGGTGCTAAGGGTGAGAGTTTTACTCGCGCTACTATCTTCAAGGGAATCGTTGACAATAAAATTATTGATCAGATGAACACTGAGAGATTCTCAGTTGTGGCAAGCAAGCGTCTGACTATCGATGCCACTAATGCAATCGCTGCAAGTGTAAATGCAAACGGTGTTCCCAGCATCTCCGGTGCAGCTGGTATCTCAGGACGTCCGTTCTCAATCTGGATTCCCGGCAAGAAATTTGGCCGGAGTGGAAACATCAAGTATGAGGATGCTTCTACGTCTCAAGTGAAATTCTACGACTATCGGCTTGTCATTCTCGCGTATGACTGGTATGGTACCCCACAGGACGTTAACAACGTCGGATTGGTAAACTCACTATACACCAAGCTCTACTATAAGGATGCGTAAACCCTAGGCCCCTCCGGGTGTTGGCCCTGCGGCGACGTACCCTATACCTCCAAGGGCGGGGGCGACGTTACCCTAGGCCCCTCCGGGTGTTGGCCCTGCGGCGACGTACCCTATACCTCCAAGGGCGGGGGCGACGTTACCCTATACCTCCAAGGGCGGTGGCAACGTTTATTAAAAAAACAATCCCATCCGAACCAGAAGGGCTCGGCGACATTACCCTAGGCCCCTCCGGGTGTTGGCCCTGCGTTCACAGCTCAAAGACCGCCATGATCCACAAGGGATCGGCGTCCAGCTCGTAGAGGTAGTTCTTGATCATCGCCTTCAAGTTGGGCGGCGGCATCTTGTCCTGCTCCTTGTAGTATTTAATAGCTGTCGTCGTATACGCCATATAGCATGGACGGAGGCCTGTTTTTGGATCGAGAGCAAGTGCTCGGAGAACTTGTCCGAGAGCGCCTTTCTTCTCTGCACGCAGAAGTTTTGACGCATCTGCGAGTGCTGCAATCTCGTCATCGCCAATCTGATTTTGATACAGAATCTTTGGTGGATACTCTTTGCACATATACTGAAATCCAAGCTCAGTTACATCGCCTTGCTTGTGAGCTAACGGACGACTGATGCCCGTCGGCACAAACGGTTTCAAAATTTCGCGCGCTTTCACCGCGAGCTGGTTCTCCGACAGGCTCGAGTAGCCCTGGACGTGGCAGTGCTCCTTTGTTGTTGTTCCCCTGATATTTCCTTCGCAAACGATTAAAGCTTTGTTTTCTCCAAACAGTGTTCGCCCGAGAGTAGAGTACGCGCCCGTAGCATCCGCATGGTCTGAGTAGAAGCGCACAGTGAAGTGACGCAGCGTGGGCGTGGCAGGCATTTGGTCTCCTTCGTCGATTTCCATTTTCTTATATAGGCTCTTTCCCGCCTAAATAGGGGACGGGCTCCGAAAATTTGTTGCAGCCTCCGACATCTCCGAAATCTCCGTGCTTACTATTTAGCCGTAATAAAAACTAAATTAGTTTTCTCGGCTATTGGTAGGGGCTCTCAACGAACTAGCAAATAAGGAACCGTTGTGTGTTTTGGGAATTCACTACCTAAAACCCTCCGGTACTAGTACCGAAATTCCCCCCAAATTTTTGGGGTCGGACCCCCCCTCTACATTTTCCTGAGACCGCCCAAAAATTTTTGTGATGTTGCAGTATTAAAGGACGGGCAGTTTTGGCGGGAATATATGCAATGGCTGGCAAACGCAAAGCGCCCTCCCGCAAAGGATCTTTTAAGCGTCGTCGTGTCACTCGTAGTTCTGGCTCTTCTCGTAAGGCTAGGCCTTCTGCCCTCCGGCGTGTTGCAGC